AAGAAAACCCTCAATTCGGAGTTGGAATATCTAAAGATTTTTAATTGGTCGGAGTGGCAGGATTCGAACCTGCGGCCCTCTGGTCCCAAACCAGATGCGCTACCAGGCTGCGCTACACTCCGTTATATGTTATTTGTTAATGCCGTGTAATAATCGAAGTGGGCGAAGTGAATCCCAAAACTTCTCTAATGCATTTACATTATTAGTAGGGTGTGTTTCTAGTTTCTTATTTGTACTAGTGCAACTTACACATAGTATTAATATAAATGATAATATTAATAGTTTACTTTTCATTCTTGATTATGTCTAGGATCTTGTTGTCGTATATATTCTTTATTAATTGTTGCCCACTCTTTTTCTAATAACAATGGAGATTTTTCTTTTTCATCTGAATAATCTCTTTCAATTATCATATCAATATAATGTTTGGCTTTTTCAAGGTCTTGTTTATTACCTTTACTACCATGCCTACAAATATACTTAATTGCATTGCCTTCAGCAAATGGTAATTGATTCTTGTTTATAAATTCACTAGGTTGTATTTTCATATTCTTATAGTGACTGCCACCTACTTGTTTATCGTATGGGTTGTTCATGTTATATCCTTATGTTATTGCTTGTTGTGTATTGTAAGTCTTACTTTGTAATAATGCTTTCACTATTGGTTTCAATAAGACTTTTTGTTTTCTACTAATTTTATAATCGTTATTACTTACAACTTTATCTTTAACCCATCTAGGTTCTATATTAAGTAATTTACAATACTCTTGAAATTGAGGATCATCACTCATAATCCAGTTGATGGCTTCTATCTTATGTTTAAGATATTTCTTACTTAAACCAGGATATCTTGCATCCTCAATTGCTTGTGTTAGTATTGCTGTAATAAAATTTGCTTCACCTTGTACTCCTGCTTCTATCATATTATATTCCCTCTCCTGCTACATATGGATTATCATGTTTAACTTCTTCATCTGAATCAACTTCATCTGAATCAGCTTTTCCACCATATAATATTCCTTCACTAAATCCTGATTCTTTAAATCCTGATTCTTTTTGTGCCCAAAATTCAGCATAAGGAATAAATTTATCTTGTTTATAATCGTAAACTTGTCCTTTATATACAGTAGATTTCAATTCAATTTCTTTTAATTGAATTAAGATATCTTTTGCGTTATCTAAATTGCCATCGTCAATATTATCAATTGCATTTTGAATAACATCAACTTTATTATTATGTCCATTAATGTACATTTTTTTTCTCCTTATTTGTTTTCATATTATATTCCTATTCCATCTAATCTATAATCTATAACTGGTACAAAATCATAGGCATATTCATTATCAGGTAATGTACCTGACATTTGAACATTACAATCATTTGCTTTTCTTTTATCAAAGAAAGTCTGTAAAGTTTTCTTCAAGTTTGTTGCCATTTGTTCGTGTATTGAAACATCAAACTTAGCAAATAAAGTACCACACACAATGGTACAATCAGTAGCACTTTCAGCTAACGCAAGTTTCATTATATTTTTTCTCAATTGTTCGTTTGTCATAATGTTTTCTCCTTTTTATTGTTTATAATATAAATTCTCGTTTAGTTTCTTAATCAATTTACTTTGATTAAACATTGTCATAGTAGGGTTATCATATACTACTTTATTAACATTGTCAACTCTTTTTATTAGGAGTTGAATTCTTTGTTTTTTTTCTTTTTCTTGTGAATAGATAGAACCGATCATAGTGGTAGTACCTAACAAAGCAAAAACAAAACCAATTAGAAAGTTATTTGCCTCAACAGATCCAGTAGCAAATATCATAAGAACTAAACCAATTATTCCTAAAAATACACTCATGTTTTTAAATTTAATCATTTAATTCCTCAGCAATTACCTCATCAACATTATCAAAATCAATTTGAACCATATCAAGGTTTGGTATACTCAATATATTCATTCTAGCTGTTTCGTAATCAATTGATTTATCTTTTAGTTTTGAGATCAACTTATCAATTTGATCTGTAACTGTATCTGTGATATAATCTTTTAGTTTTTGTGACATATTTTATTCTCCTTTATTGTTTGTTTCATAATATAAGTATATTCTATCATAATTTTTGACGTTTGTATATAGCACAAAGTGTCGCAGTTAATAGAATCATTGTTTTTATTTGTTTTTCTCATAATATACATATATAATACACTAAAAACCAATAGATTACAAGAAAAAAATGGAGTGAAATGGGTAAAAAATTAAAATGTTGCAAAAATACAACAAAAAAAGAACAAAAATAGAACATTTTAAAGATTTTCCGACCTGGTCCTAGGAACCAGGCCGTGCATCCAAGTTTTTCCGTCTCCATCAAAACTTGTAACTACATTATATCATTTTTGCAAGGTTTCGTCAAGCACTTATAAATAGTTATTATTAAATTTATTAGTTATCCAAAGGAAAAAAACTATGTACGAATATAAATGTATAATTACAAAAATAGTTGACGGTGATACTGTTGACATTGACCTAGATTTAGGTTTTGGTGTTTGGCTTAGAGATGAAAGAGTAAGACTCAATGGTATTGACACTCCAGAATCAAGAACATCTGACAAAATTGAAAAAGTATTTGGTCTGGCTGCCAAAGAAAGATTAAATTCACTATTAGGTGGAGAAGCAATCTTGTTATCACAGGTAACAAAGGGTGGAGAAAATATGAAAGGCAAGTTTGGTCGTATTCTAGGTAACTTTAGAACTATGAACGGCGAAAATGTTGCTGACGTATTAATGAACGAAGGACACGCTGTTGCTTACAACGGTGGTGACAAAGACAACGTTCAAAAACAACATCTACTTAACAGACAAAGATTAATTGATGAAGGAAAAGTTCCTACACCAGAAGGTATGTCAAAAGTTAAAGGTGCGTTCAATGAATTCAAGGCAACTAAGCCGCCATTAAAGAAAAAAACAAATAAAAAGAAAAAGTAACATAATATAGGAGGACGCTCCAATGAAATATCTTAAAAAAATATTTGATTGGGTTATTCGATCATATGAATCTGAAAAACCTGAATTTAGACCAAAAAAAGTTTATAAAATAAAAGGTAGAACATATTACCTAAGGAAACGGAAAGAAAAATTAAATGCCAGCAGTAACTAGAGTAGGATTAGATAGTCATGTAGGTCACGCAAGTCCTACCCCTAATCCTTTTCATCAAACAGCATATGCCACTGGTTCGTCAAATGTTTTTACAAATGGGGCGGCAACTGTTCGTGTAGGAGATACTACGGCGTGTGGTGATCCTGCGGCTGCAGGAAGTCCCAATGTTTATGTGAATAATATTAAAATACATAGATTAGGTGACGCAACTGCTGGTCATGGGAGTTGGGTTGCAAATGCTTCTGCTTCAGGTTCAGATAATGTATTCGCAAATGGATAATATTGTTATAAATAGTAGTAGGAGAGATTAAATGGCAAGTTATGACGCAGGTACACTAACAAATCAAAGTAAAAGAAGTGCGAGAATCTATAAAGATTTAAATTTAGATTTTCAACAGAATACTGCTACTAAAGATATTCAAACATTGTTTGATGTTGAGGCAGTTAAAAGAAGTGTACGAAATTTGATTAACTTAAATCATTATGAAAAACCTTTTCACCCAGAAATAGGGTCTAATTTAAGAGGTATGTTATTTGAATTAATAACACCTCAAATGACTCATGTTATTGGAAAACAAATAAGTCAATTGATAGAAAATTACGAACCAAGATGTAGATTAGTTCAGGTGGCTACAATGCCAGATTTAGATAGAAATGGATATGCTGTTTCAATATCTTTTTATGTTATTAATAATCCTGAACCAGTAATAGTCGAATCATTTTTAGAAAGATTAAGATAATATGGCAACTAAATTAGATATATCACAATTAGACTTTGATGGAATCAAAGATAATCTAAAAACGTTCTTATCACAACAGAACGAGTTTACTGATTATGACTTTGAAGGATCAGGAATGAATATTCTATTAGATGTCCTTGCTTACAACACTCACTACCTTGGTTACAATGCTAATATGTTAGCAAATGAAATGTATCTTGATAGTGCTGACCAAAGATCAAGTGTTGTGTCATTAGCAAAACAAGTTGGTTACACTCCAAAAAGTGCTACATCTTCACAGGCAACAATTGATGTTGTTATTAATAACGGAAGTGGTTCATCTGTTACTATGTCAAGAGGAACAAAATTTACAACCACAGTTGATGGAACAAATTATTCTTTTGTGGCAAATGCTGATATAAGTATTTCTCCACTAGATGGTGTTTACAAATTTTCTAATTTGGTAGTTTATGAAGGTACATATCTAAACTATAAGTACACAGCAAACACAAGTGACACCGATCAAAGATTTATTATACCAAATGATAATGTTGACACTAATACTTTAACAGTTAAGGTGCAAGAGTCTTCTTCCGACTCTACAACAAACACATATAAACTAGCAACTGGTATTACAAATATAGATTCCGCATCTAAAGTTTTTTTCTTACAAGAAGTTGAAAATGGAAGATACGAAGTTTACTTTGGTGATGGTGTTTTAGGAGAAGCAATCGCTGATGGTAACATTGTTATACTAGATTATATAACTTGTAATCGAGATGAAGCAAATGGCGCTAGTTTATTTACATTATCAGGAACAGTTGGTGGTTTTTCAAATGTAACTATTACAACAATTAATAATGCTAACGGCGGTGATGCTCCTGAAACAATTAAATCAATTAAGTATAATGCACCAAGAGATTATACAGCACAAGATAGAGCTGTTACGGCAGACGATTATAAAGTTCTAGTTAAGAGTTTATATGCCAATACTCAATCAGTTCAAGTTTATGGTGGTGAAGACGCTGCCACTCCTGACTATGGAAAAGTTTATATTTCCATTAAAGCAAAATCAGGTTCTAATTTAACAGAAGTAACTAAAGAAAGTTTAGTAAGAAGTCTTAAATCATATGCTGTTGCTTCAGTAACACCTATAATTATTGATCCTGAAACAACTTTCATAACGATTGCAACAAATTTCAAATACAATTCTGGTTTAACAACGAAAGATGTATCAACACTACAAACAAATGTAACGGATGCTATTTCAAGTTATAACACAGATACATTAGAGGATTTTACAGGTATGTTTAGATACTCAGCTGTTACTAAAACAATTGATGGTGCTGATACTTCTATTTTATCTAACATCACAACTGTTAATATGTACAAGTTCATTACTCCTACTTTAAATTCAGGATTGAAGTACACTCTTTCATTTAATAATGCATTTTATAACCCTCACTCTGGTCACAATACAAGTGCTGGTGGAATTGTTAGTTCAACAGGATTTAAAATTACAAATGATGATTCATTAAATGAACATTTTTTAGATGATGATGGTGCAGGTAACATAAGAGTTTATTATTTAAGTGGTACTACAAGAATTTACACAGATTCTACTTTTGGTACTATCAATTACACAACTGGAGAAATAATTTTAACTTCTGCTCACATAACAAGTATATCAAACGTTGATGGTGCGACTAGTACTCGAGTAAGAATAACCGTTAGACCAAATTCAAATGATATTGTACCTGTAAGAAATCAAATATTATCAATTGACTCAACTAACTCAACTATAACTGGATCAGTAGATACAATAGAAAGTGGTAGTTCACAAGCAGGAACATCTTATACAACAACTAGTAGTTATTAGGTGTTGATTAATGGACATTAAAAAAACAAATAAAAAAAAACTATCCACACTTGTTAGACAGCAAGTTCCTGAATTCGTTTTAGAAAATCATCCTAAATTTACAGAATTTCTTTCATCTTATTTCCTATTCATGGAATCTGCTGAATTAAATTTAGATACACTCACAGATATAGATCAGATACTTTTAGAAACAATAGGTACAGTAGATAGTTATGTGCTACTTAATCAAACAACTAAAAATGGATTAGATGCAGGTAATAAAATTGTAGATGAACAAAATACGTTCGGTGGTTCTTTTCGAAAAGGTGAAATCATTACAGGTTCAACATCTGGTGCCACATCAACTGTTCTAGCAGAAGATATCATATTAAATTCAAGATTATTTGTTTCAGCAAACAATGGATGGATAACAGGAGAAACTGTTACTGGTTCTACTTCAGGTGCAACTGCTAAAGTTGGTAAGTATCGTGCCAATCCAGTAGAGAACATTCAACAACTTTTAAACTATTCTGATCCTGACCATACGATAAGTGATTTCTTATCTCAAATGAAAGAGGAGTTTCTTAATACAATTCCTACAGATACAGATGACTCTGTAAGTACAAGAAAACTAATTAAGAACATTAAATCTTTATATAGAGCAAAAGGTACTGCAAAAGCACACAAGGCTTTTTTCAGAATACTATTTAACGAGAATTCAGAAATCTATACTCCGTCAGATGATATGTTGAGAGTATCAGATGGTTCTTGGAACGTTCAAACATTTATTCGTTGTACTCAAACAACATTACAATCATCAAATGATCCTATCTTTTTAACAGGTCAAACAATTACACAAGCAAATGATCCTGCTGACACTAATGTAAATGAAGCAACTGCGATTGTAGAAAGTGTATTAAAATTCCAAGAAGGTACTACACAAATTATTGAGATTTTGGTTAATACGGATACCGTAGTAGGAACTTTTGCAACCGGTGCTACTGTAACTGGTATAAGTAATGCAGACGCTGACCTAACAATTGGTGTAACTGTAACACAGGCATTAGCAACTGCTGTAATTTCAAATAATGGTAATACATTAACAGTTGGTGATGAAGCAGTTTTAACTGGCGGTGCAGGTGCTGGTGCTAGAATTCAAGTACGAGATATATCTGGTGCAGGTGTATCTGAAGTTATTGTTGATGCTAGCGGAGCAAATTATTTAGAAGGAGACATCCTAACATTTAGTTCAGGAACTGCTGAGGCAAAAGTTGCTATTGTTAATGGTGGTTTTGCTCCTGAAATAGGAAGTTTAAATATTCATGTTGAATTAGAATCAGGAACAATTACGGGTGGCGGATCAGGTGATTTACTATTCGAAGATGCTGTTGATAATGGTCTTGGTGGTAAATTTTTAGATTCATCTTCTAGTGTACAAGAATTCAGAATTAGAGTTGAATTAGAAAATGAAGATGGTGGTATATTATCAGAAGAAACAATTGGATCTAATTATATTTACATTGTAAATCAAGATAGTGAACCAGACAGACCTTACAATATGGAAGCTGAAGATCATATTGTATTAGAAGATTCTACAGCTTCAGAAGGAATTATTGGTAATAAAATAGTTCAACAAAATGCAACAGGCACAGGTGATATAACAGATGTGAGAATGATTGCAAGTGGTTCTGGTTACACAACTTTACCTACCGCAACAATTGATGGAACAAGATTTATTGGATTAGAAGGTGCAACAGATGACGGAACAACTGATTTTAGTCGTATTGAATTTGAAGATGGTGGAAGAATATTAAACGAATCTACTTTTGCTGTATTAAATGTTACTGGTGCAACTGTAATACCTTTTGGAGATGATATAGGTAGAGCAACATCATTATCTATTATTGAACATGGTATCAATTATACATCAGCACCAACTTTAGTGTTTCCTCATTACGCTGTGCTTAAAACAGTTTCAGGAACAATATCTACAGGCGAAACATTTACTTCAAATATAAGTGGTGCAACAGGCACAGTAGTTGACTATACATCACCTCTTTTAAAATATACAGCAACAACAAGTGAATTAGTTGAAGATGATACAATATCAACATCTGGAAGTCAAACTGCTGTTGTGGCAAAAACAGATCCATTAACCGGTACTGCAACAATAGAAACACTTATCA